TTTGGTTGATCTACTAGATTCTTGGTCTTACGGCCGAAGTCTACAGCTAGATCAGCCGTGTGTGTTGCTTGAATGATCTTTAACCGGGGATCAAGGCCAACCATCCATGCCGGGAGTAAGTATGAGGCAAACTCCGACTTTGTATGTCTTGGCGGCATGTTGATGATTAGTCTTTTAATTTTCCCCTGTGCGAGGTCATTAAATTTTTTATTAATTTTTTTATGATGAGAACCTTCAATAAACTCAGGCCAAACATATTTTACAAAACTTAGAAAGTCTTTTTTGATTATGGGCTTGGCTTTATCTAAAGCTACACTCTTTTCTAGTTCTAAAAGTCGTGCTTTCTCTTCTTGGGTCAATCCTGAAAAATTTTCCATAAAATTTTTTGTAATAAATTTTTTTATAACTCAATTTTGAAAGTTAGTCTATAAGAGTCTAAATCTTACATATATGTACATACTTGGGACCCCTTTGTGTGTTTCGGGTGGGCCCGCCCAGAATTTTCAAGCAAAATTTCTAGATGTAGTGGTACCTCTATCGAGATACACTATGCAAGAATTGCAATGCAGTTTCTGCATACCCTTATGGGATTTTAAGGGATTGGCGATTGCACTAGTATCACCGCCAACCCCTAGCGAGAAATCAGAAAGGTAAATCCTCTTGGACTAAATCTTTCCAATTCTTTTCTTCTTTCACTTCATCTGTTAATACTAATGGCTCATCTTGTTTAGACCAAAGATATTCCATATTAACAATGTAGTAAATTTTTTCTTTGTCCTCGTTCAAAGTTCTCAAAGCAACTATTTTCTCAAATGCTTTGTCCTCTTCCAAGTTTGCAAATTTAACAATCCATTGATCTTTGAAATTGTTAAACTTGTGTTGTTCAAGTATTAAATATTTTTTATCACTCATAATTTAATACTCCAACTATCTGACGCAGTTCTATATCCATCTGCGTCTACATCAAAATAGGTCATTAACATTCGACCATTTTTTGATAACCAATATCTGCATTTTTCTGTCCATAATGCATTTCTTGTTATTGTCTTTTTATCACTTGCAGAATAGTAAGTGATAACAAAGGGTTTATTATTTATCATTTGTTTTTTCTCGCTTTCTATAACTTTATGTTATGGGATAAATATAATTTATCCCATAACGAATTGCAAGATATTAATTCAAGTTATCAGAATTAATTTCTTGT